TTATATTTCATAATCTGTAACATTTTGTTGCAGAATATGATCAAATTGTACCGTTACCCTAACAGCAACACCACCAGTTTGTTCACGATATAAAGACTCTTCTACCTTAATATTTTCTACTTTTCTTATAGGAATAAATTCAACATTTATAGACTTAGTATTAAATGCACTAGTTCTTCCTCCTCTAGTTTTATTTCTAGCTCTTACAGAGGTAGTACCTATTCCTAGATCTCGCACTATACTATCTTTAGTAAGAAATAAAGGCTCAAAATCAGAACCAATTTCTAAATTATATACTCTATTATTAGCTAATCTAAGTAGGCCCGGGAATCTATTAGCATCATAGTCAAAAGTACCTGACCCACCAGAAATATTACCTATAGAACCAACAGGATCTGGAGTTATATTTGTAAAATTAAATCCTCCTAAATTAAGTCTAGGTTTAGTATCAGTATATACTCTAAATATAGAATTAGTAGTTAGTTGAACATTATATTTAGCAGAAAGAGGGTCATAGCTAGTATTAGCAATACTAAATACATTAGCATGAGAAGTTTGTACATTATCACCCATTTCAAAAACGGGCACAGTATAATAGTCTACTTCTGCCCTAAAACTAGAGTCTGTACCACTACTAGTATATACTATATTTGCATTATTTAACTCAACTGTTTTATTTGGATTAAAAGTATACTGTCCTGAACTTTTTTCAGATCCGTCTACAAAAAATCTAATAAAAGCTTTATCTCTAGGAGTTACAGGTAAGTCAACAGTAATAGTTTCATTGCCAGTTATTTCTCCTGTTTTTACGTAAGTGCTATCTTGACCAGATACATAAAAACTATTATTGTTATAGAATTTAGAGTCTAATAGTTGGTTTAAAGTAATATAAAAAGGAGTAGGAGGTATTTTATTAATTAAAGTTACATCTTCTGTTCTTATATTTGCTATTTTTATGGTATTGCTTGCAATACTAAAGTCTGTGATAGGTTGGCTAAGAGCACTTACTATTCCTGCAAATCCTACAAAATTAAATAGTCCTTGCTGTTGTTCTTTTTCATTAATAGGTATAGTAATATGATCTGTACCTTTTAAGGTTCCAAAAACATCAGAGTCGTTAGCATCTAAAATACTGCGATGAAAATTTTCATCAAATACAACCCCAAAACCTTCTAAAGTTAATTCTATTTTACCATCCTGAGTACCTCCGACAGTATCAGTATTATCAATAGCAGTACATAATAACTTTACTTCCCCTACTTGACTACTAAAACCATTTTTACCTGTTAAAGTTGCAGAAGTTATACTAGTAGCTCCTGTAAATAAATTACTCTGCTCTATACTAATTGGTTGACTACTAACTCCTGATAAACTTGCATTAGCTACTAAACTAACATCTGATGGTTTAGATATTTCATATTGAGTAATATAAGTTATACCAAAACCTTCTTTTTCAGTTGATGATTCTAATAAACCGTCTGCTACAATAGAACCATCTAATCTTGCTCTAATATTTTTTTCAAATGTAAAATTAGGAACAGGAGGTACAGTTAATCCTGATTGTAAATCAGTATATGAAGTAGGTTTATAGTCAATAAAAGTATCTGAATCTACATAAATATTAGATATATATTCAGTAGCTACTATATCAACAGTTTCATCAGAAGGCTGCCTAGTTAATTCAATAACTTTAAATAATTTATCACTTTTAGCTGTATAGGGGTTAGATTCTACTTCAAGTTGTCCAAAAGTCCATAAATCACCTTTTTCAGGTTTAGTATTTGCCGTAAAGGCTGTGTAGGAATCCCAACTTTTAGTTATATCATTGTATCTTTTATTAGTATTTACTGTTGCTAGATCAAACCCACTAGTAACATTATCAGTTTTACTTAAAGCAAATCTATCTTTAGATACTTGATATAAATCAATTCTTTCATTTTTTACTTTAATTATACGTAAAACAAGTAACTCGGTAACATTAAAATTAGTAGAAGATAAAGACGGTACAGTAAAGTGCTCAAGAAACACATTAGTATTACTTGATTGAACAGCAGAATCTGCGTGAATCTTACCTCCAAAGCCATAAGCCACGCCACTAGCTTGTTGAGATACTGCTATAACATCACCAGGAATAAGTTGTAAAGCATCAGTGCTTGTAGTAAAATTACATATTCTTCTTATATATTTAGCAGATGCTATCTGGTACTGTGCAAATCTTAATGCTTGGCTTCTTCTAGTAACACCTACTAAGTCTAAAGATGCTATATTTTCTATTTGTGCCTTTACTATACCATCATTGCTACCTTCTTGATCTACACGTACTGTTTCTCTTTTATAGTGATTAGTAGTATCAATATAACTTACATCTACACCAGTTATTACCTCACTTTCTTTATTACCACTTATACTAAAGCTACCGTGTTTCATTGTAGCTTCGTTGAACAACATAACAGGAGTCTCATCAGGTAAATCACAAGATAAAGTAATTTTACCATGTGAATATATAACTGCACCTCTAAAACTTGCTGCCAACATATTGAGAGTATCAAATGATTGTTTTTGATCGGAAATGAGAACATCTAAAATAAATCTTCTTTCCTTAATTTCAGTGCCTTCGGCTAACCCTAGTTGATTTTCTCTAATTGCTGTAAAAGTATTTCTAGGCTTATATTTAAAACTTCCATCTGATAAACCATCTACTCCTACAAAATTACCAGTAGTAACATCACATGCATCGCAATACTGAGCTATTTGATAAAATCTATATTTATCAATATTATCTTCTGGTATAGATAAACCATATGTTTTATTTGTTAGTATATCATATATAATCCATACAGGATTTTGAGACCAAGAATATACAAAACTTCCATCCCAACTACCTTTATAAATATTTATATCAGCGGTTGTTTGTACCTCAGTACCAGTTGCTTGTAAAAAATAACCAGCAGTAGCAGGACTATTATCACCTGTAGAAGGTGTTTCTATATGTCTCCAATCAATTTCTCCATTAACTAAAGTAGGTTGATTATAATTACTAGGTACTTTAAGCACTAATCCTTTTACTATACTAGTAAATGTAGGAACTCCATTGTGCTCATCTGTAGCTCTTAATGCAAAACCTATATGAGCTGTTCTGGGGTATGCTTGAGGAGAATTTTCTATCTCATTCCAACCGATTAAAGATACAGTGTCTGATGTAGTAGAACTACTACTATCTGCTGACGTTTTGCTAACAGAGAATTTATAACCACTAATATTTTTATGTTCTTCTGGTATTTGAATTTTCACACTAAATTTAAATCTAGTATCAGTTTTACCTCCTACTGTACGGTCAGCAGTAGCTATTAAAGTAGTACCTAACCTATCAAATACATCTATTTTTATAGTTAAACTATGCCTAAGTATATCTCCTTTATCCGTTATAGTACGTAATGTTCCAACCATAAAACCAAACTCTAAAGCATCCCAATCTTTAGCAGAGGTATTTTGTAGAACAACTCCTGATTTTGGTACACCTGCTGTACCACTTTTTAAAGTTACAGCAGAAGCAAAATTTTGAGGAGTAACAGTTGCTTCCCCAAATACATCTAATCTTCCTTGTGTAGTAGTTCCTGTACTAGATAAAGTTTTAAACTTAGTAGTATCTTCTAGACCATTGCCATCTAAATTTATTAAATCATCAATATTACTATCTGAAAGTTCAATATCTTGAGGACCATTAGGATTAATTCTATATACAGGCCCTTCTCCTAAACCTACTACTACAAATAAAATGTCGGTAGAAAATAAACTTTGAGGATCTTCGGTAGGCTCATAAGGCTCTCCTCCGCCTCCTCCTTTACCGCCTTTAGCTCCTTGAATTTGTGGGACTTGTATATTAGCATGTTCAATGAAATTTCTATATGCCATCAAACTGACTCCCTACACTAATTACATCTCCACTACCATGTCCTATAGTAGTTATATAACCACTTAAAAACTGACCAGCTACTCTATGCCTACCATATATTAAAGCAATAGGTGTTCCACTTGTACTTGAGTTAGTCAAAGACCCAAACATACCGCTATCCCGTGAATTAGACTCTGTCTGTTTACTCTCTCTTGCAGCAGGAGATTTAGTCATCATTGCAGAAACCATTGATAAACCTATTTGAAGACCTGCCATTTTTAATAGTGACATTCCTGTTACAGCAGTTCCAGCTGATGCGCCGGCACTACTCATCATACCCGCCGCTTCAACACCTGGAGCAACCATAGGAGCGCCTGGACCCAGCATTGCAGGTCCTAGCACTGTAAATGCAAAATATATAGCAACTACGGCAAAAACAGCATAAATAAGAGTTCTTATAGTTTTTCCGCCTCCTCCAGCTATAGCAGGTACTAAATGTATAGTATCACCATCTTTAAAGCGTTTAATATCTACCATATCCATAGTAATTGGTTTTAGATTACTATCTAATAGACAAAAAGGTTCTTCTGATTGTCCAGATAATATCTGTTTTATATATTTAGAAAATTTAGGATGCACTCCTCTAAGATAGTCTATAATATCATGAACTACCGTAGCCTCAAATGAGTAGAGGGTTTCTTCAAAAAAATTATTATATGCTGAATGTATTTTAAGATTTATTAACAAGATGTTCTTCCTTAAACTCATCAAATATGAGTGCGTCTAGGTCTTGGTCTAACCAGTATGTATAAAATTTATTACTAAACCCTACTAAAAATGTATATTCTTGAAAAGCAGCACTAACTTTATCTTCTTTACTAGGGATAGGATTTTCATCACCAGGATGTGAGTGAAATATTCCCCATATATTTCCATCATTTCTTACTAAATCTGCAGGATCTAATAAAAATGTCATTTTTGGATAAGGAGAAATATTAGAACAAGGAATGTAAGTAAAATCATTACTTATAATACCCACACACTCTTTTGGATAATCACGCAAAGCATGTGCATTCATATCTTCTTTTAGTTTTACAAATCTTTCCATCTAAATATCCCCGTAGTATACTGTTTATAGTAGTTACCGTAAGGTGCTACCCAACTTTTATGTTTTATCATGGTTTGTAATATTTTACCTCTATCAACATATAACGCACAGTGATTAGTAACATTAGTAGATCCTAGACTCATAGTAACAATATCATATAGCTGTATGTCCTTAACTTTTTTCCATCCGTAAGTACCAGGCTCTTCACCATTTGGTTTTTCAAAGTATCTATTATGAGTTTTATTATACCAATCTTCATCTACTATTTTACAAAAATCAGAACTAGTATAAGGAATATCTATCCCTAATTTTTCTAGATACACTAATTTACAGAGATTAAAGCAATCAATCCCCGTCTCTGCATTATTTCCTAAATGTAAATATGGAAAATCTTTATATTTATTATACCAAACTGTCATGTCTATAAATCGAGTGTATACTCTCTATCAAATCATCCGATAAAGTCTGTACACGCGAAAATCCCCCTGCTTCGATGTGTAACATTTTTGAAGGCATTAAGTACATACCAAAATGTATTATTAAATCTGTTTTTACTGATTTGAATACTATTACATCATAATCTTTAGCATTTGTCAAACTTACTTTTTTAGAACATTCTGCTGCTAATGTATCAACATTAGCAGGTTTAAACTGTTTCATCCATTTTAGTGAATGTGGGTACTCAGGTAAAGAAAAGTCTAAACCTAATTCATTAAGATAAAAACTTTTAATTAAAGTAATACAATTTATACCTGAGTAGGTATGGGGTAACCCTATATATTCTCGTACCATGACGCAAACTCCGGAAAGATTTTAACAAATGATTCATTACGTAGCTTATCTACTCTTTCAGTTTCTTGTTTAAAAGCTAATAGCTGACTACTTTCATCTGCGCTGGTCATATAACTTAGCC